AAGGCTCAATCGAGATATTAGTCTTCATACCCACTCCCCTTGCCCCCGCAGGGGCTGTTAAAGTTAAATTACTTCTTGACCTTCCAGATCGTGATCTCACACACGCCGTCAGGCTTCTCCGTGCGAGTAACAACCTTGCACTTTGGATCTGAGTTGCGTATAGCGGCGGAGATCTTTTGCTTCTCAACATCATCGCTGACAATAACGCAGTCGCCATACTCCATCTCATAGACAAATCCGTACTTCTTAGACCTGCCGTGCCGCGCAGGGATTGGCTTACCTTTGATAATTTCCATGATTTTCTCCTTGCCCCCGAAGGGGCGGTTGGTGGTTAAGCGACCATTTTTCGCTTGGTTGAGCCGACTTGGCTGTTCAGAGACACGCCCTGACCCTGCTTGTAACCGTTTTTGAAGCCGCTGTTGCTGCCGATGCTCCAAGAGCCTCCAGACCTGTACGCCAGCTTGAACTGCTTGACGATTAGATCCTTCTTAACAACTACAAGATCCGTGCCAGTTGTCGCTCGGCTTATCTCATCCTCGCGCTCCGCCTTGATAGCCCTGCAGCGCTCAAGGATTGCGCACACGACGCCTGCCTTGAAGCTGTTTCGCTCGCCGCGAGTGCCGTCAAACTTCTTAGCTAGGCGCTCGGTCACCGCTATAAGGTAATCAAACATCATCGCCGCCACTTGCGTATCCTCCTTCGTTCCGCAGAACTTGATATCGCCTCCTCTTTTAGTCGGCATTGTGCTGGTCAGGTATGAAGCCGACCATGCGAGGTTCCACACCCAAAGAGAGTTGCGAGACTCACCAGTGTCAGCCTGAATCATGTCGTCGCCCTTGAGCGTCTGAGCATTCAGCTCGGCAAACTGGATATCGTGCTTACGCATCATGCTCTCGGCGCGGCGCAACGCTATCGACGCCTCGTTCTCGTTTGACGCTGAGTGCTTCGCCATAGCCAGCAGCTTGGCGACCCTATCTAACATCTTTGCTCTATCGTTCATGCCCTTCTCCTTGCCCCCGAAGGGGCTGTTGTATTTAAAAGTTGTGGTCAATAATTGCGTTATATGCTGCGCATTTAGTTTTGTAAGGCCCGCCGTGGAAAGCCTCTTCGCCAGTTACTTCACTCAGAACCTGCCAGCCGTTTTGCGTTTTTTTCACAATATAGCCAACCCTGATACAAATCTTTACAAGGTAAGAGCCTGTGTTTAATTTTCTTGGTTTGAACATTCTTTGTATTCCTTTTTTCGGGCTAGTTTCTCTGCTTTCTGGTATCCATTATACAGACATCGTGTCGTTGTGCAACTATTTATACACTAATATTCAAAAATATTTAATTTATTTATTTTGGTGCTATTTGTTGCACAACGACACGCAGTGTGTATAATGGGCACATACCCAAGGAGAAATGACATGAAAAAACTTATTACTGCTCTTAAAGAAAGAATTACCGACCACAATGCCCGAAGCAAGGCGGCACAGCTTGCATATAAGGTACGCTTCGACAAGTTCTGCGGCGAGAACAATGACGGCGCACTGCCGACCTATGACGCACAAGGTCGAGCGCACGCTCCACGCGACGACTATCGCTTTTGCTGGTTCGAGGGAAACGATATGCTCGTTGATATTTTCGCTGCTGGCTCTTACCTTCCCTTCGACAAGGAGCTTCACCCAGCTTGGGAGACTCGCGGCGAGAGCGCAAATGCACGCTATCCGCAGGGTCGTTCAGCTCGCATCGCTAACGTCGAGCTTCAGCTCGCTGATGATCTGTGCAAAGCCCTCTGCGGTGAAATCCCGCCAGCCTATCTTGATGTATCGTCTGGCATGAACTTTGACGTTAACGGCGTGCAAAAATGTCACATTTATGTAAAGACCCAAGCATCTGGCGTGATCGAAATGATCGAAGAGTTCATCTACACGCCGCAGCGCGAGGCGGCAGACGCAGCGCAAGCCAAGCAAGACGCTCTCGATGCGGCAGCACAGCCAGTGCCAGTCAACGCAGGACGCATTGCAGTCTGCGGCACTGTGCTCACCACCAAGGTTCAGGAGTCGCAATACGGATCTACACTCAAGATGCTGGTGCGCGACGATCGCGGATTCAAGCTGTGGGGTTCTGTACCATCCAGCATCTACCCTAGCCGTGGCGATACTGTTGAGTTTGTCGCTGCAGTTGAGCCTTCAGACGATGACCCAAAGTTTGGATTTTACAAGCGCCCGACCAAAGCCGAGTGCTACACAACTGAAGAGGTGGCGCAATGAACGCGCAAGAGAAGAAGGTGTACTACAATCGTGTGAGGCGCACCTGCGCCAAGCACGACATTGACATCGAATACGATGGCGTCCCAAAGTGTTATATGGGCGTAGATCTGATTAAGGACGGCGAGACGCTTGCCAGCCACCACGCTGATAACTACCTGCCGCTCGATATAAACTGGAAACGCCTGCACGAAGATCTTACCGTGCAGGGTCTGACGGGAGGAATAAAGTGAGCATAACACCACTGAAGCAGGTCAACCACATCTACGGCTATGTGCGCGTCAGCACCCGCGAGCAGGTTCGCTCAGGCGTATCAATCGAGGTACAGCAGCGCCACATCAGCGAGTTTGTGCGCCAGAAGTACAACCGCGACGTGACCAAGTTCTTCATTGACGACGGCATCTCAGGCACGCGCCCGATACTCGACCGCCCGGCAAGCCGTGAGCTTACAGACGTGATCGACAAATACGACGTTGTTATCTGCACCAAGTTGGATCGCCTCTCGCGCTCATCTGGCGACCTGCTGAGCACAATACCCGTGCTCGAAGATGTCGGCATCGCCCTGTATTTCTGCGAGCAGTTCGGCGAGATGCCAATCGTCTACCCAAAAGAAACAAAGGAGCGCGGCTTGAAGTCAAAGTTTGACATGAGCCGAATGGCAAATGAGATAATGATCATGGTGCTCGCGGCGGTTGCCGAGATCGAGCACGCTACGATTAAGGATCGATTCGGAGACGGTAAGGTGGACTGGGCGTCACGCGGATACCACATTGGTGGCGGTGTTCCCTACGGATACGAGGCGGTTGAAGAGAAGCACGGCAACAAAAAGCGCACAAAGCTAGTGGAGATCGAATCGGAGCAGGAGGTGCTCAGGACAATATACGCCCTCAAGCGCAGGGGTCTGGGCTGGAAGAGGATAGCCGTCGAGGTCAACAGTCTTCACAATAACGCAGATATGACGTATCATCAAGTGCGACGCATTTTAAAACGAAAATTTCAGGGTATGTCAGCCGCAGCATAAAGGTGACCGATGGCAGAGATTACGGGTTGGGGGCGAGAAGGCTGGGGTGACGGGCCATTTGGAGATCCTACTGGAGTAGACGTTGCAGGTCTTGCTATGACTATGGGCGTTGGCACCGTATCTCTTCGGACAGCCAACTTTTTTTCCATTGCTGGGGTCGGGACAACCTTTTCGGTCGGCGCAACCGAGTTTACAAGTAGCCTAAACGTCCGTCCAACGGGTGTTGCAGGCACACTGGGTGTTGGCACTGTAAATATTTATGAACAGATTGATACGGAGCAGACTCCTAATTATAATGACATCTTGACAAGCTAGAGGATTTACTCTATGGCAACCTATGTAAACGATTTAAGACTCACAGAACTTGCCACGGGTGAAGGCTCTGGGACGTGGGGCACCACCACAAATACCAACCTTGAGCTGATCGGCGAGGCGCTTGGATTTGGTACGCAAGATTGTTTTGCGTCCAACGCCAACGCGACTACCACAGTTGCTGATGGTTCGGCTGATCCTGCAAGGGCAATTTATTTCAAGGTTACAAGTTCTGCTACCTTGGATGCGACAAGAACACTAACAATCGCGCCCAACACCGTCAGCCGCCTGATGTTTATTGAGAATACCACGACTGGATCTCAGATCATCACGATCAAGCAAGGTAGCGGCGCAACCGTCAATATTGCCAACGGCGCAGTAAAAGCTGTATACATGGACGGCGCTGGATCTGGCGCAGCAGTGGTTGATGCCTTCACAGACCTTGACCTCACAGGAACGACAACGGTTGCAGCCCTAACCGCCTCTGGCGTGATCACGGGATCGACTGTCGAGGCCACGGGTGATACTGCCGCCGGTGATAATGCTGCAATGGGATTTACCGCTGCTGAAGGTCTTATCTTAACGGGGCAAGGCTCAACAAATGACGTTACGATCAAGAACGATGCAGATGCGGATGTTCTTGAGATTCCAACCGGCACTGTCAATGTAACGGTTGCGGGAGATTTGACTGCGGCGGGAACACTGAAAGCAACGGGAGACACTGCGGCAGGGGATGGTGCCGCTTTAGGTTTTACTGCTGCCGAAGGCTTGATACTTACGGGCCAAGGCTCGAT